AGTATTCAAAGACAACGTGCAGCCCACGAACTGTGGTTCTTGCTTGCGTGGTAGGTTGCAAGAGTTAGAGGCACTATACAACGCCTATTGATGCTATACGAAAATAACATTCCCAACGAAACGTATCGGGAGCTAAACAAAAACGCCAAGATAAATACATTCTTTGGCAAGGCTTACGTTGGCGAGTGTGTTCGTCTAATATCCGACTACTACGAAACGACCACGCTACCTACCAAAGATGGGTGGGAGCAATACTACAAGGACACGCAGGGACTTGAGTGCCTTCGCAATGTTTACTCCGAACTGCAAAAACGACTTCCTAACCTTGACGAAGCAACAATCAAGCACTACATCTACTTCCGTGTGATTGGTCAGACTTGGAATGGATTTGCTCACGAGCTTGATACGATAGAGGAGCTGAACTACGCCTTCCCTGATGCGCACTTCAAGAAGACATCTTTTGAGGTAGACCACGATTACTGCATTGATGCGGAGATGTACTTCAACAATACGCTGATGCTCGGACTTCAAATCAAGCCACTATCGTACAAGGCGATGAGCAGCACCTACCAACTAAGGGCAAAGGAGCAGCATCGTCAAAAGAATGAACAGTACAAGGAAAAATACGCACCCTATGTATATGTCTACTACGGCAAAGAGGGCATAGAGGACAGGGAGCAACTATTCAATCAAATTAACACCTTTCTACACTATGCCAATTCCCAAACCTAACTCAGGTGAAAAGCAATCCGAATACATACAACGCTGCTTGGAAGCCATCGGAAGCGAGTACCAAGACAAAGACCAAGCAGTAGCAGTTTGCTACACACAATGGAAGGAGGGCAAGTAGCCCTCTTTTTTGTGCAATGGATATTCATTTTCGTGCAGGGTGTTGTAGTGTTGAAAACTCTGAGTACATTTGAATCTCATTTAAAACCAATCAGGATGAAAACCTTTTACACTTTTGAGGTCAACTACTTTGAGAACGACCTATTTGATTTTGTTACTTCAGTTGCTGCTGACAACTTCTCTGAAGCACTAACAAAGGTTTACCTAAAATCCATTGAGAAAGCCGAAGGTAAATCATCCATGACGTTCAAGAATTGTTACATTGCCTAAAACCAATCAACATGAAAAACATACTTTCTTTTATCGCCCAAGCGGTTGCCGTCTTTGCGGTAACGCTCGCCTACCTATTCACCCTTCAATACTTTGGACTATGATTTTTGAAATTGATGACCTTCAGATGTGGCTTGAGGATGCCAACGTAATGCCTAAAGCATATTGGGCTGCCGTAGAAGCAGGAACCGACCAAGAGTACCTCGCTGAATGGCTTGGCTACGAATCGCCAATGAAGATGTACACCTATGAGATGACCATTGAGTACAAGGAGGAGTCCTACAACGAGGATGGCTACACCAACACCACGAGCTACCCTACCTCACACATCAGCAATCCACCTACCAAGATGGATATGGAGCTTTACTACAAATGGGTTAATTGGGCAACACAAGTAGCAGCAGATGAGTACTAAACTTAAAACCGCAATGACCGTATTCTTTGAGCATCATCCTGAGTTCAGCGATGCTACCAAAGAATTGTACCTCCACATTGAGCGCACCCAACTTCAGTCATCCTACTTCATTGGTATGGTGAATCACGACTCAGACAAGTCAGGTGAGGATTTCTTCAATGAGTTTTACGAATAATTTACTATCTTTATAAAAACCAATCAAATGAAAATCATAGAACTACTTGACGGCAGCACTTGGGATATTGAAACCCTCAAGGCTAAGATGCACGATGATGACTTTTACTACGGCAACCTCTCAAAGAATGCCTTGTCATCTTCAGCTTGTAAACTTTTATTAACCTCACCCAAGACCTACCACTACGTCACCAAGTACGGCAGTCAGGATTCGGATGCCTTTGCCGTAGGTAGGCTCGTACACCTGATGGCTCTTGAGCCTCACCGTGTGGAGGAGTATAAGGTCATTGAGGTGCAGAGCAAGAACGCAAAGGCTTGGCAGGAAGCAAAAGGCGAACGCAACCTATGCACCCGCAAGGAGTTTGACGAGGCTCAACGTATCGCTGATGCCCTACTTCGCAACGAATACTTCCTGTCAATGATTGAGGGCTGCGAGTTTGAGCAACCTGCGATTGGAACCATTGGCGGTATGCCCTTCCGTGCGAAGGCAGACATCATCGCTGACGGCTTTTTGGCTGATTTAAAAACAACCACCGACCTTCGTGCCTTCCCTTACTCGGCAAAGAAGTACGGCTACGATGTACAGGCATTCATCTACACCCGTTTGTTTGGTGTGCCTATTGACAAGTTCTACTTCATCGCTATTGACAAGGCGAGCTTGGATGTAGGTATCTACTCCATCACTCCCGAGTTTGTAGCAGAAGGCGAAAGAAAAACGCTTGAGGCAATAGAATTGTATAAGCAGTTCTTCATCTTGGGTGAGGACTTGGATTCATATACAATCTTTGGTGAATTGTAATGCAACGAGAAATTATTGTAAATAATCTAATTGTGTTACCAATAGAACACTTTGAGTGTAAGGAGTGGTTATTGTATAAACATTATGCTAAAAGGATTCCAAGTATTTCTTACTCTTATGGTCTTTTTAACGAATTAGATTTGATAGGCGTATGTACAATAGGAAAACCCGCAAGTCCATTTCTTTGTGTTGGAGTATGTGGAGAATCTGAATCTCAGTATGTATATGAATTAAATAGATTGGTAGTTAATGATGGATTGCCAAAAAATTCATTATCATATTTTGTTTCAAATGTTTTGAAAATTTTGCCTCCAATGATTTTAGTATCTTATGCAGACACAAGTAAGAATCATCACGGATATATTTATCAAGCAACAAATTGGATTTATACAGGAAAAACAAAAGAGAGAACTGATATTGGATTAGAAGATGGAACTCATTCAAGGCACTACGATAAAAGCATAGATAAAATTTTATTCAGAAAGAAGCGTAGTGCAAAGCATAGATATATATTTTTTACAGGAAACAAAAGAAACAAGAAAAAATGGATGTCGTTGCTTAAATACAATATAGAACAATATCCAAAAGGAGATAATGAAAGGTATGATTCTTCATATTCTCCAAATATTCAAATGAAATTATTTTAACACCAACAAATGAAAACACCAATGCAGAAGTACATCCTTGAACTCCGCAAGAGGCGAAACATAGCGATGTACGGCAAGAACACGGAAGCAGCACAGGCGTACAACATTAGCTTGCTGATTGCAGAACGCTACCTTCAGATGGAGCGTACCGCTATTGAGTCGGCTTGTACTTGGGGATTCGTTTGCAAGAACCAATACAAGTCAGTCATCACATCGGGAGAGCAATACTTTAATGAGAGATACAATGAGGATATTTATAGTTAAGGAGAGCGATGGCTACGATGGGTGGGACATTGGCTACTTCACCAACCGAGAGGCGGCTGAAGAATCAAAGAAGTTTTTTGACAAACTTGAGCCTGATGCAGACCACTACATCTACGAAGCAGAAGTTGAAAAAACCTTTAACACCAACGAGAAATGAAAGCAACACTTGAATACAACCTACCCGATGAGCAAGAGGAGTTCCAAGATGCAGTCAATGGTGCTAAATGGAAGTACGTTGCGTGGGTAATGGATAACGAACTGCGAGCTTTGACCAAGTACGCTCCTGATTCAATGCCTGATATGGAACACGAAACGTATGAGAAGATTCGCAACACCCTACACCGCATCCTAAACGAAAACGAACTACACCTATGAGAGAGCAATTTATGCGGATAGCAATGGCTCGCCTACGCAGCACCTATCCGTTTAAACCCCAACGCAGAGCCGTTGCTGCGAAGATGTGGACAGAGCATCTTGAACGCCACGCTATGCGTGAGTGGATGCGTACCGAGCAAGAGCTGAATGAACGTATGGACATCATCGGTCAGAACGGCAACACAGGCGAACATTATGAGTAGGCCATTTGTGGTAGCATTCCACAAGCCCAATTCAGGCGTAGCCTATCACCGAGTATTCGCTCCGCTAATCTGCCACCAAGAAGCGGATGTGATGTTCATTGAAAAGATTACGGACATTGAACCTGATATGTGGGCAAAGGTCACGCACATCTTTGCAAGTCGTGCCTTTCCTGTTGAGCCGTTTGCTGACTTTGTAAAGCTTTGCCGCAAGGAAGGCATCAAGCTAATCGTAGACCAAGACGATTGGTGGGTACTACCTCCAAATCATCCCCTGAACGGAATCTATGGAACCGCTATGAAAGAACGCATCGTGCGGTCTATGAAAGCAGCAGACGAGGTATGGGTAACAAACAAGCACCTTGCCTCAAAAGTCAAGAAATACAATACCAACATCCGAATCATCCCCAACGCCATCAGCGTACCTACTTGGCAGATAACCCGAGAGCCAAGCGACAAAGTAAGATTCGGCTACATCGGAGGGAACCACCACCAAGCGGACATCAGAGAATCCACCATTGACCTTACAGGCTATGAAGCATACGTTGCTGACGTGGATGGCTACCCCGAAATGATGAAAGCACCATACAAGCTCAACACCTTCCCACCGCACCTGTACCATCGCCTGTACGACTTCTTTGACGTGAGCCTTGTGCCACTATCAACAAGCGAGTTCACCAAGTGCAAATCACATCTAAAGATGCTTGAGGCAGGCTTTAGCCGTTGCGCTATTATAGTGAGCAACACACAACCCTATTCTCCCTACATCACCAAAGACAACTGCATTGCCATCAACCACCCATCCGAATGGGCAGGAGCAATCAAGAGGCTAAACGATAACCCCAACCAAGTCCAAGACCTTGCAGATTCGTTATATGAGTTCGCACAAGACTTCACGATGGACAAAATAAACGAACTGCGATGCTTTACATTGTAACCCCTTGCTCACGCCCACAAAACCTCAAGTACATCAAGCAGCACATCCCTGAATGGGCTACGTGGGTAGTGATGATGGACGCAAATTGCGACTTCAAGGAAGCAACAGGCGCATCAGTAACGCACTACTCAAAGCAGACAGGCTATTGGGGACACCCCTTGCGCAACGAGTTCCTTGACTTGTACGCAGACCAATTCACACAAGACGATTGGGTTTACTTCTTGGATGATGACAACATCCTACATCCAAAGTTCAACGAGCAATGGTCAACCATTCATAACCTTGATTCGTCAATTGTAACGTGGGGACAAGAGGGAAGGCTACGCCCTACCGACCAACCAAGAGTCGGCAACATAGACACCGCTTGCTTTATGTTCAAACCCTACCACGTTCCCAAGATTAGATTCAATAACACCTATGAGGCAGATGGAACCTTTGCAGAGGCAGTAGCCAAGCAAGGAACACTTATCTGCGTAGATGCCTACCTTTGCTATTATAACGCTTTACGATGAAAAACTACAAAGACATTGATGGGTGGTTCAACCACCAAGCAGCATACGACTTCCTGCTAAAGCAAGTGCCTGAAGGCGGCTCATTCGTAGAACTCGGGGCGTGGCTCGGCAAGTCCTCTGCCTATTTATGTGACAATGCTCACGGAATAAATGTCACAATAGTGGACTCGTTCAAAGGCACGGCAGAGTACATTGACTCCTACTACAAGCTCGCAAAGACCAAAGACATCTATAAGCTCTTTTTGGAGAATATGGGTGAGCGTAATTACAATGTAATCAAAGCAACATCCAAAGCAGCAGCAAAGAAGTTCGCCAACGAATCCCTTGACGTGGTATTCATAGACCTTGACCACTCCTATGAGGCCGTGAAAGAAGACATCAAGCTATGGCTACCCAAAGTAAAAAAGGGAGGCTACATAGCAGGAGACGATTACCACGAAAATTGGAAAGGCGTAATCCAAGCAGTAGACGAACTACTACCACACGCCACGTTCATTGACGATTGTTGGATATACCAAAAGTGAAGAACCACACAAAGGTCTACCTCAAAGGGATGGGCTACGACACAACGGACTTCATCCCTTGCGAGGTATGCCAAGCACAGGCCGTAGACATCCACCACATTGAGTCACGTGGGATGGGTGGAAGCAAAACTGCTGATACCATAGAAAACCTGATGGCCTTATGTAGAACCTGCCACGTTGCATACGGTGACATCAAAGAGTACAAAGAGCGATTGCAAGCAACACACAACCACCATTTGTCTAAAAGGGTTATTTAGAGTGAGTCCCGATAAGAACGGACAAAAACGGAAATGAAAGACGAGAAAGGAAGATTCACCGCAGGCAACACAGGCCGACCTGCAGGAACACCAAACAAAACGACCAACAAGATTCGTGAGGCGTTCCAAAACCTCATAGAAGCCAACCTTGAGAATATGACCCTATGGCTCACGCAGGTAGCTGCTGATGACCCGAAGGGCGCACTTGACCTTCTGAACAAGATGGCGGAGTACACTACACCCAAGCTCGCACGGGTAGAGAACTCCCACGAAGCAGCAGATGAACTCACCCAAATCAAAGTAGAGATTGTCCGTTCTGCAAGTCAAGACAAGTGAACTCTTTGAGAAGAACTACACCGCACCCACACGGATAGTAGTTAATCAGGGAGGCTCACGTTCAGGTAAGACCTACTCCATCTTGCAGATGCTTATTGTCATCGCAATGCAAGAAAAGGGGAAGGTCTTTTCCATTGTGCGTAAGTCGCTGCCATCGCTCAAGATGACGGCCTACCGTGACTTCTTTGAGATACTCCGTGCAATGGACTTGTACGATGAGTCACGCCACAACAAGAGCGACTACACCTATACCCTCAACGGCAACCTCTTTGAGTTCATCAGCCTTGACCAACCGCAGAAGAAACGTGGAGCAAGACGTGACTACCTATTCTGCAACGAGGCCAACGAACTCTCTTGGGAGGACTTCTTTCAGCTCTTGGTTCGTACCACAGGCAAGATATGGATTGACTACAACCCATCTGATGCGTTCCATTGGATTTACGACCGCCTGCTGACTCGTGACGATGTCACGTACATACAAAGTACCTACAAAGACAACCCCTTTCTTGACAAGTCCATCGTAGAGGAGATTGAAAGGCTGCAAGGAACGGACGAGGACTATTGGCGTATCTACGGATTGGGTGAGCGTGGTATGAGCCGTGCTACCATCTTCCAATTCGGGATGAACGAGATACCTGCTGATGCAACCTTGCTCGCTTACGGAATGGACTTCGGTTACACGAACGACCCCACGTCACTCGTTGCGGTATACAAGTCGGGTGACAACCTGTATGTGGATGAACTCATCTACCAAACAGGACTCACCAACCCTGACATCAGCA